CGATGCTACAAATGGTATCGTAGCTGGTGATGTTACTGCAGTAGCAGCAGCTGATAAAATAACCTACAGCGCAATTGTGGACTTAAAAGCCTACGCTAAAGACAACTACATCCGTGGTGTCAGAGGTGCTGGTAACGATGAGATGTTCCATCTTTTCGTAACTCCACAAGTTATGGCTGATCTTAAACTAGATTCAGACTTCTTAGCTAACGTTAGGAATGCTGGAATCAGAGGACCACAATCAAGCTTGTTTGCTGGTTCTTCTAGTTTAATGGTTGACGGTGTAATGGTACATGAATTCAGACATGTATTTGATACTTCAGGAGCTACTTCTGGATCATCAAGTAATGCTGGTTCTGCTGGCTATAAATGGGGCGCTAACGCCGACGTTAATGGTTCAGCTTGCCTATTCTGTGGAGCCCAAGCTCTTGCTATGGCTGATATCGGTTTACCAGAAATGGTTGAAGATAACTTCGACTACGGTAACCAAAATGGTATCTCTATTGGTAAGATTTTCGGCCTTAGAAAACCAAAATATCAAAGCGACCACAACAGTGCTGTTGAGGACTTTGGTGTAATCAGACTAGATGTTGCTTACGCATAATCCAGTCTTAATTAAAGTGGGAGCCATCTTCGGGTGGCTCTCCTTTATTTTTTAATTTAGGAGTAATTATGAAAATTATAGCTGACGAGGATATGTATATATCATCAACATGGGGAGCGTCTATTAGATTATATAAAGGCGTAATAAAAGAAGTGGGAGACGATTTAGGTTTATTAGCATTACAAGAAGGTGCTAGAAGAGTTGAAGATGCACCACTTAGAAATCCTTCTCTTATTGCAAGGGAAGATGAAATTGTGGAGGATGCAGTTGAAGTAATAGACGGAGTTGAAGTAATAGAATTTGGAGAAGATTATGCCCGTGATAAAGAAGACGGATCGGATCAAGAAGAGGCTGAAATACCAGGAGTATCTGAAGAGGAAGAAACAGATAGAGGAGAAAAGTTAAAAGCTGCAATGGAGCAAATTTTAGATGAAGGTGCTCCTAAAGACTTTACTTCAGAAGGGTTGCCTAAACAGTCTGTAATAAAAGCAGTGTTTGGGGAACAAATTAGTTCAGATGAAAGGGATGAAGTCTGGGCAGAAATTATAGTAAATAGAGAAGAAGATTAATGGCATCAGTAACAACAGGCGCAAACATACTAGCTAGAGTAGAAAGTATATTACAGGACACTGCAAACGTAAGGTGGACTGAAGCTGAGTTGTTAAATTATGTTAATGATGGGCAGAGGGAGATAGCAAATCTTGCTCCTTCTGCTACTGCTATACATTCTAATGTTGCTTTAGTAGTTGGTACTAAACAAACATTACCTTCTGATGGGTTAAAACTAATTGATGTAGTTCGTAATATGTCTGATGCCTCTGGTGGTGCGACAGGTAAAAGGAGTATTAGGTTAGTATCAAAAGATATTATAGATACACAAAACCCAGATTGGCATGATCCTACAGTTACAGGGGACGCAGCCCACAGTACAACTGTAAAACATTTTATGTTTGATGAGAATGACCCTTTGAATTATTACGTTTATCCAGGTGCTTCATCAACAAGTACTTTTGTAGAATTAATTTATTCGCAGAGACCTACGGATTTAGCAAATACATCTTCTACTATTTCGGTTCCTGATAACTACTCAAATGCTCTTATAGATTACACTTTGTTTAGAGCATTTATAAAAGATGCAGAATATGCAGGTAATGCAACAAGAGCTGCAACACACTATCAATTGTTTACTGTCAGTGTAACTGGCAAAGCGCAGATTGATGCTTTAATAAAACCTGATATACAAATAATGAGCGCGACATAATGGCTAGTTTTGAATCATTTATGAAAGATGTATTACCCTACGTACCTGGGTGTCCAGATACAGTTGTAGAGAATGCACTAAGATCATCATCAATTGAACTTTGTGAAAAAGCTGCGGTCTATACTAAAGAGCTAGACCCTATCAGCACAGTAGCAGGAATTTACGAGTACGAGTTTGGTCAGCCAACTGGTACTAAAGTAGATAAAGTTATCTGGGGTATTTACGATGGTAAAGACTTAGAAGCAATTACCCCTAGAGCTTTAGAGAGTAGAAAGCCGAAATGGAGGGAATCTTCTAACTCTGGAACTCCAGAATATTTTTTACAGCAATCTCCTGATTTGTTTTGGCTTGTACCAATACCTGATACTAGTTTAACAAACGGGATAATTTTAAATGTATCTTTAAAACCATCTAGGTCATCTAATAATATTGCTACGGAAATAGCAGATGATTACAGAGACGGAATTATTTTTGGTGCGTTGTACAGATTGCTACGTATGCCTGCTAGAGATTGGACTGACCCAAATGCAGCTAGAGATTACGCAGGGTTATTTGCAAATACAGTACAAGAAGCTGAAATAAAAGCTAGAAGAGCCGATATAGGAGTTGGTAGGAAAGTTAAATATGCTGGTGTTGGAGTAGCACCTACTAGAAGATATCGGAGGTATGGCTCGGAGAAAGGGTAAATGGGAGTAAAGTTTAGTAAGATACATGTAGATGACTTACAATTTGTTTACGGATATTTAGAGGAGAAATTAAAATATATAACTGAAAAAAGCTATTCTGATTGGGTGCCTGCAGATGTATATGTAGCACTTAAAAATAAAGAAGCTGATTTGTATATAGCGTATGAAAAAGATAAAGATGTAGGGTTTATAGTTACTGCAATACAAGACAATTATGGTGGTGGGCCCACTTTATATGTTTGGGTAGCTTACCAAGACCCTAAATACGGATATACAAAAAACGGTTTTGATTTGTTAGAAAAGCTTGCAGAAGAGTTACAAGCAGATAATATAGAGTTTCAGACTAGTCGAAAAGGTTGGTCTAAAATAGCCCCTAAATATGGGTATAAATTAGTTAGTTATGTTTATAGAAAGGATATGTAATGGCGAAAAAACCTAAAAAATCGAAAGCACAACCTTCACCTCAAGAGCTAATGGAGCAACGAGTCGGGCGTGCTATGTCTGCACGTGGGGATAAAATCCTAAGTACAACCATAGCTGGTTTAAAAGATAGACTAGCTTCGGATCAAACTCAGTATTATTCAGACATCGCTGGAGCAGATCAAGCTCAAGCTAGAGCTAACGCTGGAGGTTTAGACCCTTTAAATTTTGATCGTAGGCTTGGTGAGTTCAGCAATAATGTAAGAAATATTTACGATGCAAAAAGAAGAGCTAGAGCTGCAGGTTTAGACGAACAGTTTAAAATTAGAAAAGCTATCACTGATGTAGGCGCTAAAAAGAACACAGCTGCTTTAAGCGGGTTATCTACTCTCAGTAGATTATCTGCTGGTAATACTATGGCTGATATGCGTAATAAACAGGCTTTATATTCTGCAAATGTAGGGGCTCTTGGTACTTTATTTGGTGCTGGTATGGAAACAGGTTTTGATACTAAAGGTGGGATATTTGGCTAATGGCAATACCTAATAACCAAGCAATAATGATGGAGCCTGCTGGACGTATCAGAGGTGATGACTCTTTTGGTACAGCTAGAACTGATTTAGCTACTATAACTAGAGATGATTATCAAAACTACCTTGATACTTTTGCACCTATAGAAGACGAGGTTCTTAGACTAAGTGCAAAACCTAATAGAGATGAGCTTAGAAGACAAGCTACTGAAGATGCTAGAAGAGCTATAGATGTATCTAAAGGTATAACCCAAAGAAATCTAGAACGTTATGGTGCAGAGTTGACTCCTGCCCAAAGGCGAGAACTAAACAAAGAGCAAGCAAGAGCTGGTACTTTAGGTGAAATCAGCGCACAAAATTTTGCTACAAGAGATGCCATGGCAAACCAACTTAGAAATTTGGGGTTATCAGCTAACATAGGTGTTAACGCAAAAACTCAAGGGTTAAAATTATTGGGCAGTAGCGCTGTTAGTGAAGGTAATAGACAAGCTGCATACAACCAAGCTAAAACGCAAGCATCAGCTACTAATAGACAAGCTATTGGTACAATAGCAGCTTTAGCTATTTTCTCAGATGAAAGACTGAAAGACGATATAACTCTAATAGGCAAAAATGGGGAGTACAACATATACAAATGGCAGTGGAATAACATTGCTAAAAAGTTAGGCATTACATCAAAACCAGTTGGTGTACTTGCTCAAGAAATATTATTAATTAAACCAGAAGCTGTTTCTGTAAATAGAAATGGTTACTACATGGTTAACTACGGAGCATTGTAATGGCAACACGTGATCCTTTTACTTCAGGCCTTGCATTTGGTTCTAATCTTATTGCCGGTCAAGCCGCCAGAAGGCAACAAAGAGCAGACCGAGCCGAAAGAGAAAGGCTTAGAGACTTGGGTGCTCAAATGTCACTTGCAGTAGAACAAGGATATTTAGAATTTGATAAAGACACAGCTTTGTATAAAGAAGGCCCAAGATTTAATGAAAATAGTCCTGTTATAAATGAAACTAGAACAAGGCTTATAAATTTAAGCCCTGCGTTTAGCGAAACTTTAAAATTTGATGGTGACAAACAAGGTAGGTTTGCTGGAGAAACTCCTATTGGTGGTGGTAACGCTGTATTAGATACAGATACAGGAGATGGCATTTCACAGATAACTCTTAAAGGTACTTCAGCTCCAGACGATGAAATTGTAGTGGTTCCCGAAGGTTTTTCAAATAGCATGGCTGAACTTGCTTTATTTGATCTTAACCTTGATCTTGATCCTACATCTATACAGAGGTCGCAGTTAGCTAGAAATATTCAAGAGCAAGATCGGGTATCTGCAACCCAGAAAAAAGAAATATTAGATATATTAAGTTCTCCAGAAATAAGTAGAGAAGAAAAAACTTTATTACTTTCTGATTACTATGAAGAAACACAGCAAGCAGACGATCCAGCCCCTGATTCTACTGATGCTCCAGCTCCTTCAACTACAGATAAAAGAAAAGCCTCGAGGGCTGGCACGGGGTCTGAACCTTATCCTGAAGGAGAAGGTGGGTTCTTTACAAATCTTAAAAATAAATCTGACCAACGTAAGTTAGATAATGCAACTAAAAAATTAAATCAAGCAAATGAAAGACTAGCTACTCTTGATGAAAACAGTGCTTTATACAAAGGGGCTAAAAGAACTAAAGCTAGGATGGAAGAAATTATTAATGAGTTAGGTGGTAAAGCTTTAGAAGAGTCTGTAGCTACTTCTAAAGTAAAAGAATCGCCTGATCCTGACGTACTTTTACAAGATTCTGAATCGATGAAACAAGAGTTTTTACAAGAGTTAGAAGGTAAAAGTCTTGATGATTTAACTAGAGACCAACAAGAGCTTATTAGAACGGACAGGGTTAATGATATTCTTAAAAAGTATGGCATAACAAATATAAATGAGTTAAGTCAAAATAATAAAATAAAAATGTCAGAATTAAGGACTGTAGGTGTATCTTTAGCTAGGCAGATAGCTATAACAGAAGCTAGACGATTAGGTAATACTGATATGACTTCTATCGGTAATTACGCTCAAAATGTTTACACTGCTATATGGGGCGGTATTGTAGCTGGAGATATGAATTTAACCCCACAAAGTCTAGCAGAGCATCAGTTAAAGATAGAAGAGTTTGCGCAAGACAAAGCAAAGTTTTTAGCTGGTTTAACAGACGACTCTAGAACAAGAGCCCAAGCATACCAACAAAATCTTGGAGATATAGCAGAACTTTTATATAACGATGGTGAAAAGGAGCTATCAAACCCAAGATCACCTAAAGGCGTTGCTAAAATTAGAAATAAAATTATAACTATGGAAAGGGATGCTAAAAGAGCAATCCAAGCATACCAAAGAGGTAATGCAACACCTGATGATTATGAAGCTATAAGTGCCTATAAGGATGCTTTAGTTTTATTAGCTAGAGCAGAAGCTTATAACAATAGAGATACAGGAGTCTGGACTAGCTTTATAGAAACGCTCTTTGGCATAGATGACTTTGGACAAAGAGACTTAGATGCTTCTGGTTCTTACTACAAAGTAAGTATTGATGGGCAGGGTAATTTTAATTTTGGTAGTGAGCAATTATTTACTAAAACAGATATGCGAAAGTTGTTTGGTGATAGTAGTTCGGAAACTTTAGAGTTAATCCTTACTGATGAAAGTCTTCTAGCAAATTTAAGAGACAGAGCAAACGCATCGAGGCAATAACTTATGGCTATAGATAGGGATAACTACGATGCCCTTCTGGAGTCTTTAGAAGGGAGTTACAACATTGCTCCTGATCAACGAGATAAATCACTTGGAGAAAAATTTGTAGCTGGTGCTAGAGCGGGTGCAGCAGGACTTGATGCAGGAATTAGTTATGCTGATGCTGCTTTCCAACAAATAACAGGTGATACCTATGAAAGAGACCAGGCTTTATTAACAGCCCAACGTCGTGAGCAAGCAGCTTCAGAATACCTTGAAGGTCTTCCTACATTTGAACAATTTTTAGATGCCCCTGATGCACAGGGGTTTGTGGATCAACTAGCTATTAGTACAGGTGAATTTTTACCTTCTGCTATTGCTAGTATAAGCATGGCGTTATTAGGAGCAGCTACAGGCGGTATAGGCTATGGTGCTTTAGCAGGTGTAAGCTCTATGGCTCTATCTAGTACAGCAAAAACAGGTGCGAAAAAAATAATAAAAGAGGCTTTTGAGAAACGCGCTAAAAAATTAGAAACTAAAACACAAGCTTGGAATGATCTTACCGAAGATGGTTACACTATTTTACAAGCACTAAGAGGCGCTCCTGGTGTTAGTCGTGCAACTAGAATGGGGGGTTTAGCAGGTGCATACGCACAAGAGGGCGTCCAGGGGACGGGTGTAACGTATGGAGAGTTTGCTCGTCAAGATATGCTAGATGATAGAGAAGCAGCTATTAGTGCGGCTGTAGGTTTCGGTCCATATGCTGCTGTAGGATTAGGAGCTGAGGTAGTTGGTACAGGTTTAGTAGTTTCCCCGTTTTTAAAGAGTCTTCAAAAGGTCGCTGCTAAAAAAGCTAAGACGGCACCAAAAGGTTCTGGATTTGCTGCATTAGCTACAGAGTTAGGAAAAGGTTTTGGTAAAGGTGCAACAGTAGGTTTTGCTGGTGGGGCTGTATCAGAAGGAACAGCTGAAACTTTACAACAAGGCATGACTACAGCACAGAAGTTTGCAATCGATCCTGATTACACTACAAAAGATGCTAAGTTGGATTTAATGGAAGCCGCATTTAAAGGTTTCTTTGGTGGTGGAATTATTGGTGGTGCAGGTAGAGGAACTACACAAGCTGCAGCAGATGCTATTGCTTCAACAAATAGAACCATACAAAAAGCTAAAGATTTAGTAAACGATGCTGTAGAAGATATGGAACAGGTTTTAGACCAGCCTGCTGATGCTGCAGACAAAAAAGATTTTGATAAAGTTGAACAATACCTACAAAAACAAAAAGGACAAAAAATTCCTGGAACTGATGTAGAGACTAAGAGCCCTGAAGATTTTGGCATACCCCCAGAACTAGTTAATCCACCTAGAGGTAAAGATGGTATTAATACTGAAACTTTAACTGATTCAGTCAAAAAACCTACTGGAGATTTGATAGCTGAACTACAAGTTATGGTAAGTGGTAAAAACCCTAAAAAAGCTGTGTGGATAAATGCAGGAACTGCCACTCTTACTAAAGCACAAATAACAGAAGCTATAGGGGCTAGGCAATTTTTTACAGGCACTGTAGAAAACAAAGGTACGATAGTTGCTTTAGATCAGGCTACAGTAAATAACGTTCTTGAAGCAGGGGCTAGTAAAGAATCTTTAGCAGCAGCCCAAGGTTTTTCTGAAGTTAAAAATGCTACACATGATAGAGCTATAGTGGTAGAGACAGCAGATGGTAAAGAAGTACACTCTGAAACTACAAACGAATTTAATGCACCTGAGGTAAAACAAAAACTAGAAAAAGCTTTTGAGAATGAACCTAACTTAAAAGTGCAAGGCCCATTATCTTTAGAAGAAGTAACAGACGACAGAAAAGAAAGATTCATTGATGAATATGATTTACAAGTAGAACAAACGGTACAAGCGTTCTCAGAAGCATCACCTGAAGATGCAAGTAGAATTTTAGAAAGACATTCGGATAACTACGATGTACTAGTGCAATTAAGAGCTTTGACTCCAGAAGGGCCTTTTAGACAAGAAATAGATAAGAGACTAAAAAATATTTTAAGCGTGTATTACACAGCACTTTCTGAAAAATTAGGCATACCAAAAAGTGAAGTACCTATAAAAGATGCTGTAAAAGCTGCGAGAAAAGCTAATGAAGAAACAAGAGAAGTTGCAGGTAGGACTGCTGAAAAAACAATAGGAGCACAAACAGAAATAGAAGGACAATTAGCAGAACAACAAGCTGCGAGTGAAACTGCACAAGACTTACAAACAGAACAAACAGATGATGAAACTGTAGAAGCTAGTGCTGCAGCGGAAGCTTTAACTGTAACAGAACAAAGTAAAATTCTTGTAGTAGGACAAGGGAACACTAGAAATCAAGATGCTGTAGGGTGGATCGCTTTCGACAACAATTCTCAGTTTGCTACACCAGAACAAAAAGAAGCTATTGCCGAAGCTACTAGAAACCTTCTTTCTCAATATGATGAAGATGCTGATGCAGCTGGTAAAGTTAAATTTTTACAAGAATCTTATGAGTATGAATCTTTAGGTTTTAGTTACCCAGCAGGTTTACTAAACACTATGACTGCTTTGATGAAACAGAACCCTTCTGCTGAGTACGAGATTATTGGTAGAGTCAGACGGGAAGTTAGTAACAAAAAATACAAAGAACAAGCACAGAACCCTTTCTTTGATCCACTTAGGTTTATACGGGAAAATTACAGTTTAGCTTCTTCAATGGGTTTGGCTTTAGACAGAACTGAGTTTGTTATTGCTACAAGAAGACCACCTGAAGAAGTTCTTGTAAACGCTGCAAATGAAGGACAAGAAGAAGATTTTGTAACTCCTAGAAAATACCTTATTGATAGCGTAGCAAAAAATATGGCTTCTCAAAAAGACTTTAGATCAAAAGGGTTTTTTGTACAAAGGCGTGGTAGAGATGATGCCCCTAAACCTATAAACATGGTTGGTTTAATTTGGGATGCTAAAAAAATAGTTACTGCAGAAGGTGCATATGTAGAAGGAGATCAAAAACAGTCGTTTAGAGCTCTTGAAATGGTTCTAGGTATCGGGAATGAAATAGGTTATGAATTTTTTGCTAATGTTAAAAGGGGAAAGAGAATAGAAGTAGTTTCTTTTTCTGATATGTCACAAAGAGATATAAGAAACTCACCAGCAGAATTTTATAAAAAAGGTCTTACGCCTATGACCCTAGGCAAATTTATGACTCGTCATGCTAGAAATCAAGGTAAGACTTTTGATGAATATGCTGGAGCTACTGGTATGTTAGTAAATGCCATAATTGACACACAGATTACAGAAAGAAGAGCTGAAGCTGTTAGAGAAGCAATACGAAAAAAAGAAGCAAAAGAAAGAGCTGAAGTTCTTAAAGCAATAGGAGAATCAGCTTCTGAAGCTTATACCACAGGTTCAGTAAATAATTTGCGAGTCTTAGTAGCTAATTATGCAGAATCGAATAAAGACGAATCAGCCGCTATTGAAAACAGGGTTAGAAAGGAAATTGAGCAAGAAATATTTGCAAAAACACGTCAAGATGTTGAGTTACAGGATAGTGATTATTTAATTTTTACAACTGAGTCCCCTGTAAAATCTAGACGTAATAACGGGCAATTCCAAATAATTCCTAATACAGTTTTTTCTACAGAAGCTAGTCTAATACCAGAAAAACTAGACACGAGAACAGAAGAACAAAAAATAGGCAGGGTAAGAAAACCTACCGTAGACCAGTTAACTAAACGAAGAAAAAAACCTTTATCTAAAGAATATGCTAACGTTAAAGTTAAAGCTAATGAAAAAAGATGGAACGCAAAATTACCTTTTGACCCATCTGTTATGGATTCTTTTGATTTAATTATTGATAGTTTAGTTGCGCAAGCAAGAGAAGCAAAGGCAGAATTATTGCCTTTTCAACTCAGTTTTGAAGGCACAGTCATAGATGAACGGGATCAACAAGACCCTGATGTGGTCAGTGCAACAAGAACTTTACTCAGTAGAGAAGGAGCTCAAGATTTAGAAGGACAAAAATACAGAGCTAAAAACCGTGAGCAAAACGATACTAAGCCTGCTTTCTATACTTCTAGTAATGTTAGAAAAGGTCAAAACATCGTAGAGATGAGTAGTAATTTTAGAAAACACTACAGCACGTTAGCAAATCCATTAATTAAAGTTCTTAACAAATTTAAATTTTTTGGTATGAGCTCAAACATCCACTTTATTACTTTTAACGATATAAAGTATAAAACGGCTGATGTAACAACGTTAAATCAAAATGACGACATGCAAGTGTTGTTACAAGAAGCATATAGTAAGAAAAAAGCGTACGAAGAAAGAGGGGCAGGTTTTGATGAATATTTTAGGGGTGGTGTTACTTTAAGATTACCTGGTAGAAAAAATAAAGATGGAAGTGTTACTCCTAATGATGAGTATGTAATTGTCTTAGACACTGATTACTACAGAGGGAATGGTGTACAACGTACTAGAGAGTTAGGACAAACTGCTGATGCTTTAATTACTATTGCTCATGAATTAGCTCATGTTATACAACTTAACTATTTAGATGATGTACATTTCTTACCAGGTGTAAGAGACAAATTAATACAAGAATTTAATAAAGCTAAAGAAGCTAACCCTGAAGCATATGGAGAAGCTAATCCGAATGGCTTTGAAGAATGGTTTGCTGATAGAACAGCTGAGTGGCTAATAGGGTACGCAAGTGATGGTAGAAAGTGGAAAGGGTCAAAATCTGCAGCAGATAATTATTTTTTACGTATTGCTAAAAATATAGTAAAGGCTTGGGATTCATTGATTGGTACAAGTGTCTTTACTGATAGGGTAAATCTTAAAAACCCAAACCCAGTTTTTGCTGAATGGATAAAGAGTGTTACCACAGCACCTAAAAGAACCGCAGGTTATGAACGGTCAGAAAGACAATTAACATGGGATCAAAAAAGACTTGTGTTAGAAATGGTGTCAGATAATCTTAAAAAAGTAACTGATAAAAAGACTTACAAGGCTTTATACAAAAAAACAGGTAACCTTGTTAATAAGTTACTAAACGATAGCCCTGATGCTATAGAACTTCTGAACAGAATTGTTAGGACTGCCGGAGGGATGTTACGCTCGATAGGGACACCAGAATTACGTAAGCTATCATTTCAGTTGGGTGGACAGGCAGCTTCAACGGAAGCAGGTACAGAAGGTTTATCTTTT